GGTTTTTCTAAGTCTAAATTTAAGTTACTGTAATCAATATAGGAAAAGTATTCACTATAAGGATTATCTAATTGAATAGTACCATTATTGACTAATCCAACTTCTGATGTTAAAGACCTAAATTGCTTTAGATAATCTCCAAATGTTCCTGGAACTAAGCCTCCTAAACTATCTATTATTTCAGTTAAAGATTTATTTTCTTTTCTTACTGGAATCTTAGGAGCGTCTACATTAGCTACTTGAGTCTTATCTGGGTCATCTTTACCATTAGGGTCTATTCCTAAAAAAGATAATCCATCTGAGATTAGATCACTTAAACTTGTCTCTCCTATAAAGTCATTAATTAGAGTATTAGCCACTCCTTCTAAGAAAGCTTCAACATATTTATTTCCTAAATTTAAGTCTATACCCATCTTTATAGGATCACCGGAGTATGAGACTCCTAACTTTATCACTCCACCTATATTAATACTTGAAGGTAGTCCGATAATATCTATCAAATCAGTAACTTTTTCTAAAGGGCTTTTACTAAACCATTCAATAAAGTCCGCAGTTGTCTCTATTAGATTATCCGCTACATTAATATAATTAATTATTGTATCTATAATACTTCTAACTTCTTGCCCAGACTCCCCAAAGTTACCTGAAAATGTCTGTATTTGAGATAGCAACGGCCCCGGAATAATTCTACCATTTCTATATTCAAATAATCTCTTAGTTTTATTAGCTAATCTAGATTTTGTATGATGGTAAAAGCTGAACAGTTCAGCTTTTGTTTTTTCTGATTTAGTATTATTTAATCCATCTATTAATTCATACTGGTTGACTGAAGATTTAGTAACAGTATTAACTAATGTCTCAAATCGTTCCCCATTATATCCATCAACTGTAAAACTACCTTGAACTGGCCAACTATATGCTCCATCAGCTAATGGAGGCATTATACTCATTGCAGAAAAATCAATCCCATTTAAACTACTTAAATCAAACTGATGTCTCGATAAGGCTATAGACATCTTACTATCACTAGGTGGGAGTTGTGATTGAAAAGTATCTGTCACTCCACTAGCACGTAATAATCCTTCTATATCTTTCTCACTATTAGCATCTATTGGATTAAAACTAGCAATTGCTCCGTACTGTCCAGCATTATTCAACGGAATTAAAACTACTGGCAAATTAGTAGGTATCATTCTAGGATTACCATTTGAACCATTCGGTCCAATCTGGTCAAAGCCATATAAGACTCTTGCTAATATTGGTGCTAAATTTAACTCCGGGAGCTGTACTCTTATTTGTCCTCTAGCTCTCTCTATATCTGAGGTAGCCATGGTATATCCGTATAGGATAGGGCTAGCTTTATATCTCTCTTCATAAGCACCTTTTGTTGCTTTAGTATAATATGAGCCTCCTCCTTTTGATTGTAAGATCTGACTTATATCTGAGTTATTTAGATTCATTTTATATATACCCCCAATTATTAGCTAAAAAGGACTGATTAACGCTAATTCACTGGTATACCCTTTAGACCCCATATTATATTTATGTATAATAGCTTCAACTCTGTATATCGTTTTAGGTACGTCTGCAAAACCTAACTCCTCTCCAGTTTTAAGCTGACCAACATTTGCAATGTTATATATATTATTTAAAGGATCGCCATTTGTTGAATTCTCACCCGACTCTAAACCAGCACCTGGCACTAGTTCAGTATTTCCTCCTAGATTTACCCCGACTATCGTGCTTGCAACGATACGTGGATCTGTTGTACCAGAAGTAGCGTTAGAATTTTCTTTAGCAATTTTAATGAGGTCAATTAAATTAGTATTCCACTGAGCATCATATTCATTAAATTGAGTTATTTCATTTTGCAAAAAGTCGTTTAGGGTTTTTCCTTCATTACTGCCGAGCCATTCTTGATAAGCTCTAGCACTATTTATATCTCCATATAGTTGAAGAATTTCCCCGGGTACAATTGACGGGTCACCTAACATTACAGCTAATCCTGCTTCTACCTCTTTAGCCCAAACTCTGGCTAATGCAATAGCAATTAAAGCTGCATCTGTAGCTGTTTGGATAGTAGGGTCATATACTTTATGGAGTTTTAACGCATAGGATTTTCCTCTTAACGCAGCCGGTTGTGTCATTAAATGAAGAATATAATCATCATAGGTTTCTTGTGTATTAGGAGCTTGTTTACTTACAATGAAGTTAGTTTTCAGTCCAACACTAGACTCTTCAGTGCGTAGAGCAATAAGTCGTTGATTAACATCTAAACCAGATAAAGTAGGCTTAAAAAAGTATCTCCTATTAAATCGTTCAGGGTCTGTTAAACCGGTACTGTCATTACCTCTAGGTGCATAATAAAAGTTTCCATCATACTGAGACTGGAATATTTCCATAGGGTAAATTTCTTGCATAGAGAGTCCCTTCAATACTTCCATTGGTTGATTCCCCGCCAGTAAGTAATGTATAGCGTTTCGAGTTTCTTCATCTGCTTGAGTTGACCCTACAATATTCAATCTAGTAGTTCTAATTCTAAACTCTGGGTTTGGCGCGATCGCTTCTAAACTTTTTAATTTAGCTCCCAAAGGCCCGGGGGTGTCAGTTGTCCCTACATACCATAAATTAGCTTGTTGTGTAGTAGTATCTGTATCTGTCTCAGGAGAAGTGAAGTATTGAGCGTCGGTAGGTTTTAGAATAGTTTTACCTTTTACCTCATTACCTTGTTTATCCTTTTGAGTTAATAAACTAGTATAGACATCATTTACTAATGCTGAACCAATAGCTCTATTAGCTATATCTAAAATAAGATCAGCTCGTGAAGTACCCGCTGAAGCTATAATCTCTCTCGCTGAAAACCAGATAGATGAATCAAGGAACCATTTAGCTCTATCTCTAGCTTGAATCATCAGAGATACTCCCTTAGTTGTTTGAGTATCTTTTAAGTTCTCAATTACTCCAGTAAATGTCCTTAACAATCTACCTTCTTTTAAGTCCTCAATTGTTACAGGGCGCGGACTTTCTATATACCCCATCCAAATAGAAAATTCTTCCTCTAAACTGATACCTACAGGTAAGACTCTAGGAGTAGTATTTAAAGTAGGCATATTAGGAGTAATCATCACTGTAGCACTGGATGCTGACCAAAATCGAGTAATCATAACTCTAGCACCAACAACTGCCCACGTTCCTATAGTATGATCAGTCGGGTAATGATTATTTATTAATATTCCCCCGTTATTAATATCCAAACCAGTAATAACTGCGGTGGGGACATGTTGAGTCTCCTGTTTAAAATGACAATTAGCCATCTATAACCCTCCTGTAAATGGATTTACCATTACTATTTGCTGATTATTAGTGATATTATTAGAACTGAAGTTTTTAGGGTCAAAATTATCTCCTGAAGACACTGGTATAGGGATACTTAGAGCATCTTGACTACTTAATTTTGATACTAAAACTAAATCCTCTTGGAATGGATTTAAGCCTATATTCTTAGTAGCAGCGTTTATTCTAGCATTTAAAGCAGTAACTGCATCGAAGGAAGTTCCAGAATTTATAGTTTGTCTATTAAAGATATTTAATCCTTCGGCCATACCTTCCCATCTATTAGCTACTATTTGTTTACCCGCACTAGCCGCAATTGTCAACGTATCGACTTTACAGAAACTGAGAACCATCTCATGATTTGTTTGTCTATTCGCAAAACTTCTACCATCAACTGTCGAATTCCCTGTATTATTATTTTTGGGAAAATTACTTTCATTATTTGTAACTGATCGTCCTTGACTTAATTCTTTTGAGTTCACTGAGAACGTAATTTGCAAACGAGGCATTCGATTAATTCTTATATCTCTTGAGATATTGGAAATACCAAAGGTCTGCTCTACCACTCGACCGTCTAGCTGACCTCTCTCCATTATCCAACCTATTTGTATTTCTCCATCTAAATTACGGGGAAACCTTTGATTAAATTCCAAATAGGTCTCCGTAGAATTCTTAATCATTATTTGGATTGAATTAAATCTACCCACTAGATTATATCCCCCTGTGCCTTGATCTAAAGCCCATACATCAACGTCAAAGCCCTGGATAGGATCAAGGGAGGCGTTATTGACTATGGATTTAAAAGAGTTTTGATTAAACGGAATTGTTGCCATACAGTTAAACTGGGAGTATGATATTATACTCCCAGTTTAACCTCTTTCACTCTCGTATTATAAAGAAACGATGTCCCATGGAAATGGATTTGTGAGAGTACTAGCAGTTACCGCATCTTTAATCACGCTCTCAGCAGTAGAAGTCCCAGCAAATCCTATAGTATCGTCGATAAACTCAATACCTTCGGCCATACCTTCCCATCTGTTAGCAATTACTTGTCGTCCAGCTGTACTGCCCATCGTAAATGTATCAACTTTACACATACTAAGAACTAATCGACCATTAGATTTTCTTGTTAGATAGGTTTCCGAACTTGGATTAGTAGCACCAGTACTTCCTGCTTCTGCAGTTATCCCTTTTCCATCTAATTCATCAGCTTTGGTTTGAAATGTGATCTGAAATCTAGGCATCCGATTAACTCGGATTTCTCTACCTAATGTTTTTAGACCAAAAGTTTGTTCAAATACTCTCGCATCTAATTGTCCTCGCTCCATTACCCAACCAATTTGAATGTCTCCATCTAAATGGCGAGGAAATCGTTGGTTATACTCCATATACGGTTCTGTGGCATTTCTAATAACCATTTGAATACTAGTAAATCTACCAACTAGATTAAATGAACCGGTGCCTTGGTCTACCACCCATACATCCGCGTCATAACCCTGTAGTGGATCAAATCCAGCGTTATTTACTACTGACTTAAAATTTGAACTAAATGTCATAAAATTATATCTCCATTAAGAATCTATACGTTTAAAGTGAATTGAGTAGAAAAGTCTCTAATTACCGTGAGATTAATATAATCAGCAGGTACAACAGGAATATAGCGGAGTAAAACATTAAGATTTCCTGTTAAGGTGTCAACTGCACTATTAACCGACTTATCAGCAATAGTCGGTCTATAGTCAGTAATATGTCCTCTGGATTTTTCATATTTAAGGAATGCATCGCATGCAGAAGCTACTCTTGCCCTTAAATCTTCATCATTAGGCATTGCTTTAGCCCACTGCAAGTTTCTAAATAGATTCATAATAATATGGTCTGCCTGTCTTCTAATAGATACCCATCTTTCTGCTAAAGTGGCACTAGTCGTTCTCCCATTTAGAAACTTATAGACTTTTGTTACAGGGTCTAAATGTAAAACCTCTATATTAAATTTAGTTAAACTATCTAAATCATCCAAAGTATAATTAGTATCTAGAGAGATTACTCCATTTAAAGGTGAGGTACTTTGAGCAGCAGGAGACATATAAGGAGGAGTATTTACTATAAATCCTGCGTAAAATCCTTCTGAAGAAGCTAGTTTATTACTATTACCACTAAATGCAGCAATTCTACTATGACCAGCTAATAAAACAATTCGGTCACTATTAAAAGCATTTGATATAATTCTGGCTTTAGATACACTTATTCTGGGTGGAGTAGAAACTAAAGCTAACCGTAAGCCAACATAAGCATTACTTTCTTCTGCTTGTGTAACTAATGCGTTGATAGCTTCAGTATATCTAGTATCTCCTGCGTAAATACCAGGAGCAGCAATGACTGCAACGTCTTCTTCTTTTAAACGATCAATTGCTACAACATAATCATCTTCAGTGAGGCTCTCAGTAGTGTAGTTAGTGGGTTCGGCTCCCCCAGATAACTTAATATTCTGTAAGAAAGATTCACCTCTATGATTAATATGAATTGGCATTGATAAATCGTCTGATCTAGTTATAGTTATATCAGGCGGAGCTATGCGTATTGGGAGTTGCTCATAGATAGTCTGCTCTAACTCAGAAGTTGCAGTCACTAACGGAATAAAATATGCTCTAATTAAATTTGAGGATAATGTATCTGGATATACTCCACTTTCTACATCCGCAGATAGATTTGATAAATAATAACTTTCTAAAGGGAGACTAGTATTATTAAAAGCAGTATTTGTTTCAAATGCTTCTAGTATAAACTCTCCATCTTTAATTGGTTTTATATTAACCGCTATGTTATTTCCTGCAGAGCCTGGGGATAAAGCTTTTACATATAAGATAGCATTACCTCTTACATCATAGAAAGTTGCTGCTGCACTCTTCAATGAATCTGTACCCCCAGTCATATTTTGATAAATATCATGATTTGTGATATTTAAGTCATCAACATTCGTATCTTCTTTAATTAACTCTACTGCATAGCGTACATCATTTCCTAGTGTACTTTTACTCAATAAACTAAAACTTAAGCTATAGGGTAACTTAGAGTCATTAATATCTACCTCATTAAAGATATTGCTTAAAGCTTGATTACCTAAAATACCATCTCTTAACTCTGAGTAGATAGATAGGATACTCTTACCTGGCTTAAATCCTTTAGCTGGGTCAGAGTCTCCAATAGAGACTTCTGTATTGAAAAAAGTTATAGTACCACTAAGTTTATTTGAGGTTCTAGCTATAGCATTTGTAGAAGGATCTGCTCCAAAAGCCACCTTAACTCCTGTAGGAATCTGAGTAATATTTACACTGGCACCAGAACCTGTTAAAGTGTAATAATAAATCTCAAATTGTGTTCCAGAGTACGAATTGTGCGGAGCAATAAGATAACCTAAATAGTCAGTGTTTGGATATACTAATACTCCAGATAATTGATTTAAGTTACTATTACGGTACTTGACTCCTACTACTGTATATGAAGAATCTGAACTGTAGCTAGAAGGGAGAGCTACCTTTAAAGTTTTAACTGGGTCGACTCCAAGATTTGTAATGTCTCCATACACTAATACCTCAAACTGACCAGTAGTGGTTCTTTGAGGATACGATAAAATTGATAATCCCTGAGCAGATATTGTTAAATCAGAGCCAGCTGTTAACACTAATCCGGGTTTAATAGATTGAATTAGCTGATTTATCTCATCATCTTGAGAGTCTACTACAGTTGCATCAGAATCAAATTTAATCTTATGGTATCCTGACACTATTTTAGGATCGAGAATCTTAAATTTTCTATCTGTTAAAATTTTCTGATCTTCTAGATCTTTAATAGCTACCGTTTCTAATCCCTTTAAGTCAAAATATCCGACCCCCTCAACACTAATTGAAGGTGTTTCCTTTACATTAGTATAAACTTCAAGTTCAGTACCTTCTCCATTATAAGTTTGATACCCTGAGTAGCTACTCGGACTAGGTTGAAACTTTGATATCATACTAGCTTTAAATTTTAGACCAGTAGTTCTTTTACCGTACTGATTCACCATTGGTTCTATAAAGGTAGAGTTGGTAGCTGGAGTAATGCTAATAGCCCCATAAGCTGCTTTACTCTCAGGTAAAACTCTACTAATGACAAAGTCACTAGCTCCTTGAAGCATTGCCTGTTGGATAAATAAAGACCCGACACTTTGGTCTTCTCCAAATAGAGCAATTATTTCTTTTCTATTACCATTAATTCTAGCGAGTTGAGGACCTTTACTGAAAGGAGCCGCCACGCCAATCACATTTCTCCATTCAACTTCCTCAGAAACAGGTGTTCTAATAATCTCCGTTATATTTACACTTGGGAAACTATATCTTTTTGTTAAATCTTTTCTTTTTTCCATATCTATTAGATTTAAAACTACAGCTGTAGACATCTTTATTTAATCATGCAAAAAAAACATTGAATATTCAATCTACAAACAGAGCAATCTCTAATAATCAACAAATTAGTTATAAGTCCATAGTTCACTGATAATATCTATCTTTCAATAAAGTTATGGTGTCGACTGGAAATATTTTCTCATCTTTCTTAAATATCGCCGGAGTGTACATTGATATCTCCCAATACAAATAAGCGTAATGAAAGTAAATATTTTCATTTTTAGCCGACCAGGAGCTTGTAGGAAAATCAAAGTGAGTTACTTGTGACCCTCTAACTCTCCATGGCAACAATCCATCTACATCTAATTCTTCAATTACTAATCGTAAAACATCTAAATAATCTCTTAAAATATCTTCTCCTGGATTAATCTCTATATTTAGCTTTTTAGCATCCCATAAATTAGCTTTACGTTCTCTCGCAATATCTCGGTCTTCGATAATAACTTCCGGTTTATTTTTTAATGTGTAATAAATTAAATCTTTAGTTTCATTAATGGCTACTTCTTGATAATATAGCCCAACTACGAATTTATAAATACCTTCATATTGATAGTTACTATCTTTCTTTCCTATCTCAAACGGAGTAAATGTAGCAGAGTTAGGTGGATTATTAGTATATGAACTAGACTCCGCTCTATTACTAGAAGCTGGAAAAATTGCTAAAGTTAGTCCGGGCTCAATAAGTTCTTTACCATCATAAGTTCGATATCTATTTATAGAGACTGGTTGATAATTCCCTCTATTATCTGGTATCGGAGAATAAACTATAGGATTTTTTATAAACCTATGATTATAAATAGCTGCGATCGCACTGTATATCAAATCTTTAACTGTAGGAAAATATCTCTGCATAGTTCTAATATTGTATATTATATGGATTAGGAATATTATGAGTAATGTCTTTATACTTCATACCTCTTCGATATGATTTATAATCAGATTCCCTAATATCATTTAATTTAGTCAATAGAGATGATTGCCTATTTCTAATTAACTTAACTCTAGAAGAGTTCGACATATCCTCCTCAAGTATGTTAGATTGCCTCTCAAATTGTGTTTTTACTCTTACACTTCTAGGTTTATTAGAAAAAGTAGTCATTGGACCCTTTATATTTCCTAAAGCTATTTCAATATCTAGGGGAATATCTAATATATCTAGTATTAGATCTACCTCTTTATTAGTTATAGTCCACGCTACTAATTGTAACCCTGTCATAGGAGTAGTAACTGTTACTGGGTCATTCTGAATAATAGAACCTAATACTTTAGTCTCTGCTTTAAATTCAAATAAAGAGTTTAATAGAGATACCGCCATAAGATTAGGTCTATCTTCTAAACTATCGTAAGCTACTTCTAAAAGAATAGAATCAACTTGAGTGGGTGATATCCTATACTCTAAATTATCAATTGTACCGTCTGCAATGATAATTTCATTCCCTGCGTCATCTACCTCTCTAGTTCTAAAGTAAATAGTATCTAATTTATACTCATCGTTCACTGATTCAATAGCACTTGCATTCCCAGATTGATCTACTTGTATTAGACACGAGTTGACTGCATATGGTAATAAATTTTTATTATCAAGTCCCCATTTAAAAGGTAATTCAATGAAAGTACCCTGACTGTCAGTAAAACTAAATTTCACACTGACTAACTCAGTATTTATTTCTACTTTTCTCAATCTTGAATCAAACTCAATATAATGTAAATTTAAGATCCCTGACATTACTGGACTTGCTAATATATTAGAAGTTTTACTATTTAACGTTGCTTCATTAATATAATCCGAAATATCCGCAATAATATTAGTAATATTAATAGTATTAGTGTAATTATTAACATCTACCCATAAGGAAGATATAGTGGAAAGATATACACTAACTTTTAGTACTCTGTCCCCAATATTTATTTTAGTAGGTTCGAAGTAGATGCGTGGTTTAGTTTCTTCATTATTATGTGCTTGTTGAATAGCCGATTTTAACTCTGGTACTTTTAAAATTCTATCTAAATCGTCAATAGCCTGTTTCTCTAAAATAATCGAATGCTGTGCCTGCTCGGGTACTTGTGATAATTGACCAATAAGATAGGCAGCAGATAAAGCACAACTTACTCTTCTAATACCACTAATAAAGATAGACTTCTCATTAAAACTAACATCAGCTTTGACAACAGTATCATCTACTGTTCCAAACATAAAAGTCTTAACTATAGTTAATGTAGGGAATAATTGATTACCCGAATTATCTCTTGATGCTGCTAAAATTAATGCAATTCTAGGGTCACTTTGATTAATAATAACTTCATATATTTCTCGAATACTTTTTCTCCTAATTAATACCGAATATCCTCTAATTACAGTAACCATTTCATACAGTACAGGCGATATTGAAGACAGTTGAACATCCGTAATAGTATCTAAATTAACGCCAGTAAGAGTTGTCCCAAATCTATCATTAAATTCCATTTCAATACTTTAAAAAAAAAACTAGTTATCACTATCTTAACTATTAGACAAAAAAAGAAAAGGGGTTATGATTATAACCCCTTTTCTTTTAATGAATTAAAACTAAGTTTAAGTTTCTACTTTTTTGGTAACTCTTTTAGGGCGAGTGCTATTCTTTTGTTCATCTGATGGAAGTTCAATTTGTTGCTCTTCTGATACAGAAGGTGTCAATTCTAATTTAGGTTCTAATTCTAATTTAGGTTCTTTGACTTCAACTGACTTAACTTGTTCTGCTTCCGTTTGGGAAATTAACCTTAAATGTTTTCTGTAAGGAAAAGTAGGCTGTGTCAATTGCTCTCCTAACTCTCGACTAATACTAAAAGTTGACCCAGCACTTAATTTATAATGCTGACCTCCTATCTTAAATGAACATGGAGCTACTGCTAAAAATACATACATAGTTTATCTCCTTTAAACACTTAATAAGTGATAATCAGGTAAAGTTTTGGTGATAGTACCTACCCCACCTGTGAAGGAAATTTCTCCTAACATAATACCACCACTTTGACGAAGCATAGCATTAGAGCCACTTGCTACATGAGGAGGTAATGCTTTATCTAAAAAGATAGGAACTTCATTATTAGCAGAGATGTTCGCAGCAGTAATAGTATTACCTACTTCATTAAAGGGTAAACCATTCCAATCTGATGCATACGGAATTTCAGAGAAATGGTCTAAAGGCTCCCATGCACCTGCTTTACCAATTAATAGTTCGTCCACTAAGTAATATTCACCGTATGATAAACCATTAACTGCTCTAGCTCTAATAGCATAACCTCCATTAACAACAGTGGGAGGGGTCGCTCCCACTAAAAAAACAGGAACTTGTCTAGGAGGATTCATGTAAATCTCTACCTTAGTAGTGGCTGTTGATAAATTTACTCCGACAGGAACACTAACAGATAAAGCTGTGGCTAAAGTAACTAAGTTACCCTCATAACGAGCTTTACCAGGTTGGATTGTAATTGCGGCACTGGTATTAGGTGTACCAACCCCATCAGTTCCTCCTAAACTGATCTCAAATCCTGAGATCACCCCTGCAGCTGGAAAAGTATTCAAACCTCCTCTTTGTCCATAGGGAGTTGCTTGATAGTCTTTATTAATACCTACACTTGGCATTTTTTTAACCTCTATTTAACTATTTAACTAATTTAAAATGTACCGTAAGCTAAGTTAGACCGTAAGATTAACTTATCGTTAATATCACTAGGATCACACACATCCATAACAATAATCCACTGAGGGTAAGTCGCATAAGGTAAGAAAGAATTACCCATTTGCATTGTACGTCCAGGGGTCATAGGGGGAGCTTGTTCAGGTCCCGTGCGAATCCATAAACCAGAACTCGCATCGGGAGCTTCACCTACACAGTATTGGGTATAACCTAAAGTCTGACCAGGATCATTAACATGGTTTCTAGCTACAATCACTACTTTATTAGAAGGCCACATATTAAGCACTTCACCAGTAACAGGATCTTTATACATTTGGTCAATCACTCTAATATTTAATCCTGCAATCTGATTAATTTCCCCTCCGGGTCCAAAGCTTAAAAAGCGAGGATTTGGGGAAGACGCAGTTTCAAATCCCATATCTGTCGCATTAACTTGGAAGTTAAATGTGCCCACAGAACCCATATTTGCCTTGATTAAGTTGTTTTCTTGAAGAACTGTGTACATATCACCAGACATAAAAATATCTGTATATACATTTTTATTAGTGTTCTTCGCAAATTGTTTGATTAAGCGTATAGTTCTAACAATATTAGCATCTGGATTAGTCCACGGTACTCCAATGTTTTGATAATTATCCGCAAATAGAATTGCTTCAGTTCTATTTTTATCGTTAATTAAATTAGTCTGAGCTTTCCATGCAACTCCACCTAACGTTACACTACTACCCGAGTTTAATGTCGCATTAAACCCTTTATATGAGAAGAAATTATGGGCAGGGATTTGTGTAGGAACATCAATACTAATACTGGTTCTTGGATCTTCATAATTAATCCCACCCAATAAACATTGAATACGGAAAAAGTCAATCGTTCTATTATGACGATTAACCATCTCCCTCACACGCTGCTCAACAATTGTCTGAGGAGGGTTTAATTCATTTAAAGTACCTGGAGCTCTTAATTGATTAATTAAATACTGATCAATAAAGTCATCTTCTCTAAACAATGCTGGTTCTACAATTCTGCGGAACATTCTTTGATTAGGTGTAAAGTTACCTACAGGCACCCCTGGACGTGCGAGAGGCATTAAACCTAAAGACTCCTGAATAGTTTCAATAACAATAGTTCTTTCTGGATTATGCTGATCAGGGAATAAATCAGATAAGTCAGAACGATCTAACTCTGCGTAGGAACGGGCTAATCTAGTTAGACTAAGTGAACCTAGTGCGGGGGGTTCTCCTATATACTCATAGGGAGTAGTTTTAGGGACTGGGCTATAATATGGTGCTGGCATGTTTTTTATTCCTCATTATTCTCATTTATAGGTGTCTAAGCTAATGATGCATAAGTTTGCATCTTTTTAGCTTCTGCAAGTTTTTTATTATATTCAATTACTTTAGCGTACGGATCTTCAAATAATTCATCATTCATTTGAGCAGTCTTATTTGCATACCCATGTTGCGTGAGTAATTCTATATGGGTGTTTTGGGCTAATTTAGCTAAACTTGTTAGAACCACTTCCTCTGAATCGCCTAAAGATCCATTCTTAATTAACTCGCTATACTTCTCATTAATATCAGAAGGTAGGTTTAATTCTTTTAAGTAGGCTAATTTAGCATTAAGCTCCTCCTCTTTAATTCTATCTTCATACTTCTGTACTTTAATAGATAGTTCTTCATTTTTAGAATGATATTCAGTTAATTTCTCTTGATAGCTTTTTTCCATCTCAGAGAGTTTGATATCATACTCACTTAACTTCTGTTGCAAAATTTGAACTTGGTCACTTAATTGAATTGGATTATTGTTATCCAACTCTCTAGTTTCTTTTTTAGATTCATCCGTCATAATTACTTCCTCTTTAGTTAAACTTTTATCTACTATATTATTATTATTAGATAAAACTTCTCTATTATTATAGTGTAATTCAGTTAAATTAAGTTTGCTAGAAAAACAGTAAATTTCTTCAGAATTATCACTAAGTGTTAGAACTCTAGGTTGATTTGGCATATATGGCACATTAGTTAAAGCCATGCCAAATAAAGTTCTACCTACAGGTTCACCTGTTAGTTTATTAATATAATTTGGGAAAAATTCTGCGGATGAGAAAGTTATAACTCCGTCTTCTACTTTTCTGTAGGTCTCTTTGTTGACTTCCCACTCCCCAAATAGAATATCTCCTTCTCTATACACTCTAACAAGTTCTCCTTGTTTTTCCCCACCATCTTGTAAGTGACCTAAAGTAATAGGAATAGGATAGCCTACTACGTCCCGTTTTATATTAGACTCAATAGTAGTAAGAATCTCATCACTAAAATCTAACACCTCATATACAGGATGGTGATATATACCTTTCTTAGCAATAGGAACTTTAATTAAATACCTTTTATCTTGCATGAAAGCTGAAACAGGAAGTGCGTCTTCTAATCGGTACATCTCAGAGTTCTGTGTCTGGTCATCAAATACCTGCTTTTCTTTTTCCCCTGTAATAATATAATATTCCGATAATAAGTTCTGTTTTACTTTAATGTTTTGTTCAGAATCAATCTCAGTTTTATACGTAAACTGCCATAAATCTACCCCTATACTCTTAACAGCCATAATAATACCATTTACACTAGGTTGTAATTTAGTACCTGCTTCTAATACCTCTTGAGTATTAAGAGTAAAAGTAAGACTTAGTATATGCTTACCGTCTTCATCCGATAAACTATAAGGTGCTTGAATATCAATAGGTTTAGGATTTAATTTAAGAAGTAACTCAGATAATGGTAAATTTATGTCAGCTAGAGTTATCTTACTTAATACAGACTCATTAAAAATTAATTTTAGACTCTCTAGGTCTAATTTTGAACTGTTAATAATCTCAGACTGATTCTCTAGAGATTGTGAGTTAGTAGAATTATTCATTTCCATCTGAAGGTCATTTAATAAAACATTTTCTAGTTCTTGTTGATTGTTCATATAAATTATACAATAATAAATCTCTCATAATTATGATAATAACATCAATTCCACACTCTTTCGTATTAGCTAAAAATGATGCTATTAAACATATATACAATAAGTTTAGTGTATTAAAACTAAAAGAAATTAGTCAATCTTATCGCTTAGACTTGGATAGTTGTTTAGTAGAGAAAACCATTAACGGTTGGAACTTTAGTTCAAAATTGATAGATACACCCAATGAAGATATAGACACTTGGCTAAAAATAGATAGATTTTTTATTAATCCGTTTTTGCATAATTATAAATTTAACCCAAAAACAAAATATCTAAAATACCGTTTACATGACACTATTATTGAAAAAGAACTAAGTTTTAACACAATAGGAATAGAGTTATTAGCTTTCTATTACCGTGAGGGTTATAGTGTAGAAGAAAGTGAAGGCACAGGTTATTATATTATTGAACCTTATAGTAGTAAATATTATATTGACTTATTTACCTGTAACTGTCTTAATTATTTAACTAAAGGTAAATGTCTTCATTTGACTTTAGCAACAAGTTATCATCACAATTTGAGAGTTATAAGGAATGTTAAAAATACCTCTGGTCACGAAAATAGAGAGCTGCCAAACTAAAGACTTAGAAATGGCTGCAACTTTGATTGATGCTATCTGCTTCTCTTTAGAAATGAATACTTTAGGATTAATCAATACTAAATTATCCCAAACTATGCTCAAAATATTTCTAAATGGTAAAGCAATAGAGATCACTGAGTTAGTTCGTTTATATGAAGATGATGATACTAATTTTATTTTCATCCCACCTATATGCTTACCTAATTTAGAATTAGAAGGGTCAGATATCAACTGGTTGCATTATAGAGAAGTCGAGCTTAATAGTATAAAAGAATCTATTAGAGGAATAATTGAATTAGATAAAAATCTACTAGCTAATGGAATAGGCACTTTAAATTCATGGATTAGTATCCAAAAAAGGACACCTAAAACCACTATAATTAATCTTGGAAAAGATTTTCATCTGTTTACGGATAATTATAAATTCGGTTCACTTATATTATTAGATAACTATGGCAACTAAAAGAAAAATACCCTTTCAGGTTTATTTATCTGAAAAAGAGGAAGCTATATTAAATTCGGCCGCTAATCAAGAAGGTTTAAGCAAAAGTGATATTATTCGTAGATTAATTAGACGATTAGATTTTCAATTAGGGAAAAACCAGAGTCTCGATTTAGACTCTGGTTTAATCATTGATGACTATGTTTCGAATTTGAATGAACCTAAATCAGAGTTAATCAACAGTCGGTCTTTTTCGAAAACTTAGCTATCTTTATTTTTAGGTCTAGCTTGCTGTAAAGGAACTGACACTCCTGTAGGTCTTCCTTGTTGAGCTTTTCCTTTTATTTTACCCTCACTCTTTCTATTAGTAGTAGAACTTGGAGTTCCCTCTTTAGGCTGTTTAGGATATACCAATAACTGACGAATAAACTCCTTATCATCATCAGTCATAGGTCTATCTAAACAATCTACTAATTGACGTACCATCGCCCAATCTGAGTTATCTAAAGGATTAAAATATCCCTGTTCTGTTAATCCTTTAATCATCTGCATTAAAGCTACCCTAGCTTCAGGTCTCGTTCCTTTTCTTAATGGAATTTGTGGAGGATATTTAGCAGCCTCTCTATCAAAATTGAGCTTAACTAATCTATGAAGACTCTGATTCACAAATGGAATAACAAACTTAGTATACATCGAAGAGATGACTCTATTGAAAAATTCTACTTGTCTCTCAGAAAACATCTCATTACTAATATCTCCATCTACAATCCCATAAGGTAGTAAAAGTAACTTAATTTGTTGCTTCTCACAAAATTTAATAGCTTCTAAAAATACGGCATTAATATTACTTGGAGGTTGAACCACCTGAACTTCTGGTTTAGCTTCATTATCGCTATATTCCAAAATGATGTTATTAATATCACCACTCCCTTCAGCATCCTCAAGTTGTTTTTGTAGAATCTGAGCATCGGTTAATCTTACGTCTTCTTCTGTAATAGGGTCAAACTCACTTACCGCTGATGTTCTTCTTGGAATGCTGAATACTGTCATAGGTTTACCGTATTTATCTAGGGTAACTGTCAGCATATCCACAAATGCTTCTTTTAATACGTGCCATCTATAAATAGGTTCTACTATAGATGAACCATAATAATTATTAAATTGCTTTTTATGTGCTAAATATATAATTTTCCACATAGGAAGTTTAACTTCACCTTGTGCATTAGAATCATAGCTAGATTGATATATACCTGATAAGTAAGGTACCCCCTCATAAGATGGAGCTCCTTCTACTAATCTTCCTTTTTTATCTGTTCTAATAATCAACGTTGAGGGGTGATACGTGACTAAATCTTTTAATAGAACCGTTCCATCTATAATTTCATAAATATTCTCAGTGACAGAGAAACCTGCCCACATTGTTATTGTTATAATTTCTTTAATTTTATCTCTTAAGTTTATAGAGTAGTTGTCTGATAAATTATCTATTGATAATTGTAAAAATTCTTGTATGTCAGAGTCAGGATGTTCTACCTCCCCTAATGAACCAATTAAAGCATCTGTTAATACATTTACTGCTTGAATTAACGTTGGGTCATTGTTAAATACATTCTCATATATCTCTAACCTTTGAAGTATTGGTCTTGAATATGTAGTAAGAGGTATAGATGACCCTAGTTGTTTCATCTTACCTCTTGGTCTCATATTAGCATTATGTTTTATATCAGTTCTCATTGGTAATATTATTTTTATAATTATCTTCTTAACATATTACCAATTACTGAAGACGAAGTATCCAAGAACTTAAGTTCAGTATTTCGTTGAGCCTGCATTGTTTCAAGTTCCCTTTTTTGTTGGGCTCTTTCACTTTCTCGGGCTTGTATAATACTTTCAACTTCTAATTCTATAGCTCTTCGTAAAAGAGGGTCTAAATTAATCCAACTTTCCCAGCTGATATTAACCACCATATTTACTGACATCCAACTGGCAATATAATGTTTTCTCCCCACTGCTTTAGCTAGATCATCATACTGCCATTGAAACTGAGCTATGTCTTCTTCTGGAATATGAATAAATACTTTAGCTGGATACCACATGGGATAATGTCTTACTGGATATTGTAAAAACTCCCAAAAAGATGCAAAACTTAGACCTCTATCTAACCAACTTGTACATTTTATTTGGTTATATATTAAACGGCTGTCTGAGTAATCTCGGCTTTCTTGGTGACCTTGGTAGAAGAGGAGATAGTCTTCCGTTCTCTTGTTCTGAATTTCTTTCCCAACTCCGCAGCTTTCGACCGATCCTCTTGGTCTAAATACGAGATTGATAAAAATACCCCTAATGCAAACTGTGCATCGATATGATCCCACTCATTTAACCTGTCAATAGGATTCTTCATTTCTTCTACAGGTTTACCGTTAATATGAGTGATGCAACTTGATAGAATTAATTCTTCTCTTGTATACCCAGGTTGTGCTGCAGCCCCAGGGAATTTTCTGTTTGCCTCAAACTCATCATTTGCAGTTGGTCTTCTAAATGTCACTGAAAACTTCTGAGTTGGCATTATATCTTGAGATAATGTATACACTGACGAAGATTCTTTCATCATTGCTTCCGCAATCCTTTTAGCTTCATCTGCTACTTCATCAGTTAACGTAAATGCTTCAACAAAAATAGTAAGTAAAAACTGTAAATCTTTAGGTGCCATATTCTTAATAACATCTAATGGATCTTTTAAATCTTTAGGCACTTTCACACCATCATATTCTAGAATAGACATTGCTAACATCGCTTGCTCTAAACTAAACGGGGCTCTAGTCTCTGGATTTGATGGCATTCTTTTGGCTGCATCTCTTCTAACCTCAAAGGTAGGTTCTTCTAATAGAATACTGAATGATTGTGTAGGTATCTCTTGTGCTTCAATGAATAAAGTAGCTCTTTCGTTATTAACTGCCATAATAATTATTTAATTTATATTACTAAACTAGATAGTAGCACAATATGTCTATCAATGAAGAAAATCCTAATTATGATCCCCCCGAACTTCAAGACACCTCTCTTGACGTTAATGGCTTTGAACAATATATACCAAATAAAAGTTTGAGAGGGGTCTCTCGATATATAGACCTTCAAGTTAATAGGATAGAATCTGACCCTATTACATCTCTAGTGTATCGAAGTAAAGAAATCTATAATCAATTCTCTTCAATAACAGATACACAAGGTAAGCCTCAACATATAGGTTATGATGTCTTCCATAAAATTCTAGGCACAGATAATTATAAACAGGCAGACCAACAGCAAACATTAAATCCATCTATCTCCCAACTTTCTTCAGAGCCTAATTTAGTCTCTAGATTTCTTCATAGCTCTTATGGTGTTAATTCCTCTCCTGGCGAAGACACCTCGACTATCCTTCCCGGGATTAAATCTTCAACTCCTAGTCTTATACGGAATATGTCTGTAAACCCCGCTGTGGTTGCTGAGCTTAAGAAAACTATGTTAGGGGGTAAAAGTCATGGGTATACATTAGGAGGCTTTGAGTCTAGATTTATAAATCCAGCTTCAATCTCTCCTAGCCCCGTTATAGTCGGTGCCGCTTATTATGCTCTTGAAGAATCCTTAAAACATCGCTCCAATAAAGAGATAATAAAAGCTGCTATAGGTTTTCAATCACGACCTGATGCTTCATTTTACCAACGGTTACTTGTGGGACCTACTTTAGATGACCCTAATAATAAAGTAAATTTAGAAGCTACTTTTTTCCAATTTCAGAATACTGAAATTATGCAGGCTTTATTCGGTAAAGGCGTTTCTTTCAACATCGTCACCCAAACTTTAGATAGATCTACTTTTCAAGGAGAAGGTAACAACACCAGAGTTGGAATTTTTGCTGGTAATGAACTGCTCCTTAATGCCACCCAAGCTATTAATCCAGATACAGAATTAGGAAAAAAAGAATCTCAAGGAGTTAGATACCACCACTCATTTCACCCTAAAGTAGGGTATATGTCTTTTACCCTAAATAGTGGCAAAAATCAGTTTGAGATTGCTTTTATTGGTACACAGAACATAACAGCCGCTACCAGTCGTCACTCTACTATTGAAAGTATGCTCTTCGTCCGAAGTGATAGTAATTTTAATATAGAACAGTCTCTATTTAAAGAAATAAAGTCATTCCAAGATTTAGTGAGTGGTAAGAATAAAGATTCACAATCCTTTGTTGAGTTCCTAAATGCCGGAGCTGATGCTATAGATAAAGAAACTAATCCTGCTGACAAAATGGCAGCTCAGAAGAAGTTATATAAAGACTCTACAGACTTCCTGAAAAAAAGATTAAATTCAAACTACCTATTCTTCAATGACCAAATATTTGGCTCCACTGACTCGTCAGGAAATACTATTGAGGGTGAATATACTAAGCTACTTAAAGAGGTTAATTCGAATACTAATCTTACTGCAGTGGTGTCATTTGATTATATTAACGATATGTCCACCGATGGTATTAAACGTCATGCTTTTACAGTACAACTATTAGAACTAGCTAAGAATAATAGAGTTCAGGTAATCATCTCTTCAGGGGATTACCAGAAAGCAATGAATGGTCTAAATAATAGTGTCGATAGATATTTATTAACTTCTTTAGCTCAGCAAGGAGCATTAAACTTGTCAGTAACGGGTAAACATCATGATAAGTCTATAGCTGTTTATGATAATAGCGGGAATCTTCGAGCTTTGGGTATAGGTTCAGCTAACCCTACTAAAACCTCTGCAGGTATTGTTAGACGGGATAGCTCTGGTAAGTTAGTAGATGATGGCGGGAATATTGAGGTAGCCGCAGTTATCAGTGCTATTAATAGTAGTAAGGAAAGTGATGAATTTAAGTACTTAGAGTCTCTTCAAATAGGAGGGATAGATTCTCATTATTTTGGATTGACTGGTGGAGCTATTGAAAATAATATTGGCTTCCAGAAAAGACGTAATATAGCTAGACCTTTAAGTAAAGCCTATAAGACAGAATCCCCTGCTTTATTATTAGTAAAAGAACAGGAAAGAGTTCACTCTATTATCAGATTAAAAGACGCTATCAATCAATACACCCAAACAGGTAGCGACCCTAATAGTAAATATGGTTCTATTGTAGCTACTTTACGTTACGAGCCACAACTACGCTCGAAGTTTGACTACGGAGGCTATGACGCAGTAAAAAACTGGGGAAATAAAACTTATAGTAATTTAGCTAATATGAGTTATTATGATGCTCCTATTGGACTAAGAATAACTATTAAAGGCCCTGATGGATACCATACCTTATCTTTTGACGCTACTGTTACTGAAGAAGGTAATATTCTAATTCCTGACCTTAATAAAATCATTAACGGAGCAATATGGGTTAATAAAAGTAATGTACCTATTACTCTTTTTAATAAAGATGAAATTCCTTCTTGGGATACTGACTTTATCGCTAAAAGGACTATTAATCCCGGCGACCCTGGAACTAAATTAACTCCCTTTGAAACTCTACTTGCTTTCACTGAAACTGTACAACGTAGCTTTATCTATCAACAAGAATTCGGTCTAGTTGATATTATGTTTAGAGATTCTGTTAGACAAGATGAAACAGCAGTAATCTCTAAAATTAAATTACTATTTGAAGATGCCTTCGCTTCAGCATTAACTGAACAGTTCAGTTTTTCTACTGATAATAAACAAATCTTAAACTTAAAAACGATTCTAAGCAGTCTCAGACAAAAATTAGATTTATCCAATACTGAGTCTAAATCTTCCTATCTTAGTGTTCTAAATCAAGTAGCTGAGTATATGGCTACTCAGACTCTAGGTAAATCTATTATTAATAGGGGAGTATTAGACGCAGAAGCTAGGAAAAAGATAATATTAGAGTCTTTAATGGAAACTCTGAAAATAGATGAAAACTCTAGTAATCTTCTCAAACTTGATGATTTAGTCGCTAAAAGGTTCCTCAAGTCATTACTTCGTACTAATACTACTTATTTTAATGACTATCGAAAAGAGTTAATTTATAAATTTGAAGAAAGTAGAGCTCGTTACAAATCAGCATCTTTAACTCAATCTAGAACTCTACTCGATGAGTTACTCTCCAGCTTCTTAGCTGTACATGAAGAAACTTATGCTTACTACCAAGGACAAGAACGTTTAGGTATTTTCGGAGAAACTACTACTTTCCACGGTTATGGTGATGATAGTGTAATAGCTAAACAGTACCAAGCTGGTTTACTAAATCCATTGGCTATCTCTCATAGTAGTATGGTAGCCTCCCCTGGGGTACTTTATCGATCATTATCCTCTACTTCTCATGGGAATACTTTAATGCTGCCAGCCTTTGGAGGGTTAAAACAACTTACTGTTACTGATAGTGATTTAAGTTCCGGTGCTTCTGTAGGTCAAGAGTTTCTTTCGGGTATGGGTAAATCTAGCCCCGGCTTTATGGTACTAGATAAAGATACTGTAAAAAATACTTTTTCTACTATCCTAAATGCTCTTAATAATCCTAATCTTAATAGTCAAGATTTATTAGAAGACAATAAACTTGATGTTACCAGAGAATTAGAAGAATCATTAGAAGTTCTCAACGTTACCTTTGGGACTTCCACTCAATTAATCTACACTCCCTTTGAGAAGCTAGAACAATTAACACAACGTATAAAGAACGTGGTAGGGTTTAGGCCCGCTTTAGAGTTTAGTGAAGACTTTGCTCTTAGTCTGATTAATCTCTTTGGGAATGAAAGCCAAACTGAGACTATAAGAGAATATTTTAACTTATTGCATAAACGTACTGGCAATCCAACAAGTATCCTTAATTTCGCGAGTTATTTAGAATCTTATAATCCTAAAGACGTAAATCCAAACTCTTTACTAGAAGGGCAGCTTCGTTTTTCTCTACCAGAAAAACAGTATTTAGCTCTCAAAGAAAGTATTGCTTTACTGTCTAGTGGCGGCACAACTCCTACCTATGAGCAAGTACAAGACTATTATCGTAGGTTGTTACTTAAACAGGGAAATGTACAGCATGGCTTTATTGGTGGGGCTAAATATAAAAGGATGGCTCTTAATCTCGGCACTAGTTTTATGGGCGATTTTTCCTATCTAAACCCTGATTATCAATATACTCCCGTCGGTGACTCAAACGGTGCTCTAAGAACTCCTATCTACGGTAAAATTCACAATCTTAGAATTAAATTTAATCCAGAAAGAGTAGATAATGTTCCTTCAATCATCACAGAACTTATTAAACTATTTGGAGAAGGTGGTGCGGTTGCCATTACACAAACTATCGATGATAAAAAACCTGGACTCTACCAAATAAACAGAGATGGCTCTCTTAGCTCTAAGCTTATTGGGACTTTTACTGACACTGGATTAATTAAGTTAGATATGGATAGAGTGAGTCTAAATCATAAAGGTAATTACGGAGTTAGAAAAGAACCTTTTTTAATTAAAGTCCCTGCAAAAGCTAAAAGCACTGAAGGGGGTATGACTTATATTGCCCCCAGTCCTCATTTAGTGGATACCGCTAGGACTACTAATATTATTGAACTAGATACCTATACTATCTTTAGACCAGGCACATCTTCACGTATAGGTGGGGGCGGTTTAAAGAAAGGTCCCGTAGTATTCCTTGAAAAAGACTTTTTTACTAAATTTAAAGCTCCATCATTATTATCTCAAGAGTTTCAGAAAGATAAAGTATATGGTATGGCTAGTATGGGTACTTTTAAAGGGGTTAATGTAGAAACTGGATTAGTCTTACTTCAAGATGCTCAGTTCAGAAAAACGTTAACAGATGATACGTCTACTTTATTAATCACATTAGCTTCGTTATTCACCGCAGACTCTGAAGTTAAAGAGAGTCTAATTCGCTATCTTCAACATGATAGTAGAAAAGATTTTCTAGGAGCGGCGGCTTTATTAACTACTAAAGGTATAGACATTAGCAAAGGCACTATACCTATACAGGGTAAAGTTGATAAAGATGTTAATAAAAATACTTTAGCTTATACCGCTAGTGGTTTATTAATGCTCGCCGGAAAAGAAGCTGTAGCTAAACAAGACTTTAATTTCCTAAAAAAAGCAGTCCTAGCTGCCCTTAACAATGAAGGCGATAGTCTAGATACCCTGAAAAAGAACTTAACTACTTTAATTGAATTAGCTACCCACGAGTCTCAATCCACTAAACTTAATGATTTTTATATCTTCAATGACAGTAATCCTATTACTAAAGGTTTAGCCGTATTGTCTCACTTGTTCTATTATTCCAGTCAAATATACGATAAAGACAAACAAACTAATAAATTTCATCAACGTATCTACGAAATAGGTTTAAATCAACAGGATCTATATATCGGGAAAGACATATCAGAAGTAGCTGGATTTAGTACAGAAGATTATCGTAATTTTGTACATCAAACTCTAAAAGTTATGGGCTTTTCTCCAAAAAATATTGATGATGCAAAAGATACAGACGCTTTAGCCTATAATCTAGAGCTTATGAGATTAGCCCACACTCGATTAGATAATCAATTTATTATTGAAACTATTACTGATACCCAAGTCTCGCAGTCTTTAGTAGCTTCAGGTATGAGAGATGTGGTTAAACAAGAATATCAATTCTATATTGGGATGATGAATAAAAAACTTAATCAATATAGAAGCTCTGTAGGGGAACAAGGTGTTTCTATACAAAAAGCATATTTAGAGGCTATCGCAGTCTCGGAAGGAGATCTCAATGCGATGGTTAGAGAACAAACTCTTAGCTTTAGATTAGCTCTATCATCTATAGACTCTTTTACCGGTAAGAATGAATCTTTGTTTGACCAACCCGGCTCTATTCTTCGGTATCAAGACCTAAGATTACGAGATTTAGCATTATTATACTCACCTAATGTTGCCGAGGCAAACAGTGAGTATGCAAAGGACTATAATCTAGCTGTATTGAATATAGCTACTAGCAATCGCTACAACGAGATAGAAAGTTCTTTACTCTATACTGCAGCGCAGTTAGACGCTAATAAGTCCCACATTGCAGAAGTTACCAGTGCCGGATATAGTAAAGGATTAATTACTATGGCATCTTTACTAAGGAAACAACTAAGTGCTTCTAGAGCGAAAACTGATTTTAAAGATGATATAACAAAATTAGGTACAGAGCAATATAATAGAGTTCTTCAAAAAACCTTAGATAGTATTACTAAGTCTCAAAGGATAGTCTTACCTTATATAGAATTTCATCAGACAGAGGATGGTAGGTTTATAGGAGCAATGAGACCTACATCTTCACATAACCCAACTTCAGGTATTTTATTGGGTAGCGATTTTGTCACCAGAATTGGGCAGAGTTACGGTGATTTTGAGACAGAGATTATGCAGAATCAAGTAAGACTTGTAGAGGCTTTAAATCGAGCTCAACCAGTATTAGATAAGTTTATGGGGGCTTATTACGGTTCTACTAACGAGATACCTTTATTCAGTGACCATGAAAGAAATTTAATTTTAGAACTTAGAGCTGCCCTTGATATGAGTGCTAAATCTCTTATTGAAATTCCCGTTACAGATATTTCTAGACAATATGCTGGTGACCATGAGAGTATGGCAGGTGCGGTCGGAATCGCAGTTAACTCTTTCGCTCTTAGACCTGATGAGATACTTTTAGGTCAACGTTACCTTAGAATCGCTGGAACTCAAGATACTGGGAAAAACTTCACCGAAAAAAACTCTATACTAGGCACAACTATTAACGCTATCTTAAGTAAAGATAAATTAGATTTAGACTCTATAAAGATGATATTATCAACCTACGGAGACGGTTCTCTCTTTGACTCCAAAGGTAATATTGATGTTAGGAGTTATGATGAACTATTTAAGTTAGAAAAAAGAGAACATATTAATTCTGTAATAAAACAATCTTTAGATAAACTCAACATAGTAGGTACAGTTGATAAAGAAAATATTGGAACTCTAAAAAAACTATTAGTACGGGCTAAGTTATATACTGATATATTTGGTTTTAAAGGTATCTTAAAAACAGAATCCGAAAAAACTCTCGGTATCAGTAGTTCATTACTAAAAGCTATTATCTTAGACCATAGTTCCTTTGACAAGAACACTAATATTAATACAATATTAGATGGGTTATTCAAAAATAATAAAGCTAATTTTACCCTAGAAAAATTAGCTTACCTTAATGCAGGTTTTACTTTCTCCCGTACAGGACAACCCGGAGGTTCTAGTGGTTTAGATAGTGACCTAAATGAATTTATAGCAATACACTTAGAAAAGTATCTTACTAGAGTCGAAGAATTAGACGGGGGAATAAAGATAGACCAAAGTAGATTAGATACAGGTGTAGTAGTGCCTAGTATCAGTAGACTGATTTCTGGATTAGGAGACTATGATGGGGATTCCTATAGATTAACTATGAAGATTGTACAATCTAAAGATACTTCTGTAGAAAGCTCAGAAACTGCCCTACACTTAAAAACACAGAGAGACCAATTAGACAGAGAGATTAAATTTAAACAGACTGTTATAAACAATAAGATACAAAATCAACCCTACAACTTCGATGCTTATAAACAATATATATTAAACTCCGGGAAAAAACATACTGCTGAATTTACACAATATCTTGATAATCTATCTGAAGATAAAGACTTAAATTTAGCAAAACTCCCTATTAGTCCTGAGTATCTAGATACTACCAACAGCTCTAGAAAAATTCTTGAAGCTATTACTAAGTCTTTTAATAGTAATTCCAGTAATGCGACATTTCAATTACCCTTTGAGTCAGATTCTATTTATTTAGATTATTTCAATGAAATCAAAAAGGCATATAATACAGTCGCTAAGAATGAATCCACAGTAGAAAGTGTAAAAATTGGTAACCAAACATTATATATAACTAGAGGAGATTTAGATAAAAGCGTAGATTTAATGGGAGCAAATACTACCCTTAAAAGTATTTTCTCTAAGAATGTATTCACCCCCAAAGGTCCCCTAAATATTGATACCATAGATTTATTCTTTTCTAGCTTAGCCGCCCCAGCTCAAAAATTAGCTCTATTTAATGAGCTATTAACAGGTGAATTGAGACAATCCTTTACTGATTTTCTTAAAAATCAAAACATATCTTCAGAAAACTTCCGACGTTTATCTTTAGCTGATAAATCTAAATACACTATAGATTTTCTCTCTAACAAAAAGCGTATTAAGAAGCTAGCAGAAGAAGGTATTTATGTCCAAATTACCCAAGATAAACAGAAAACTAAATCTTACCTAAATATAGCTAGTACTCAGGAGATTGGGTATACCCAATACACTCTAGATGCGATAGAAAAATATAATCAAGACAGAGCTAATCTTCGGACTTTGAATAAAGCGACTTTATCTTATTTAAAGACAGATCACTACAATAAAGACTTTTTCAAAAGTTACTACAGTTCGGTAAAGTCTATAACTGATTTCCATAGCAGATTTACCAAGAAGTCTGACTATCTCTCTGTATTTACTGAGTCCAATTTATCTGATAAATCTTATATAGAATTAGATAGTGATTTTAAAACTAATTTAAAGAGTTCTTTAGACAAACTATCTACTACAACTTCGACTGAAATAACTACTTTTATAGAAAATATAAAAACTACTTTAATAGACACAGATAAAACTAAATTTACTAGCACAAGCCTAGATAACTTAATCACTAGTTTATCCACATCCTATAGTAATAATATTCCAAAAGACCTTAATCAGTTGGGTGAATATACTAACCTACTCTATCTGATGGATAGTCTAATTAATAAACTAACTTCAGATGATTCAAAATCCAGTCAATCTTATTTAAGAAGAAAGTTACTGGATTTTAGCTCTCAATTAATTGAAGGTTATAGTAATCTGACAGAAATGCAGAGAGCTGCTGAGGGAGATGCTGATTATCCTGAGTTTATTAAAAATATGAATGAGATTGATAGTTTAATTCAATCACAGAAGAAGTTAAGGGATACGAGAAGAACTTTAGATAAAGAATATGATGAATTACTAATGCCGTCTCTTATAGGTAGATTAACAGACCCTGAGATAATAACTAGAAAAAAAGAAGCTCGACAGTTAAAAGACTTAGAGAGGTTTATTAAGAGTTATACTAATTTACCCGCTTTTATGTTTACTGAAGTGGCTGGGCAAAAAACTTATAACACAGGGGAACTTATTAGCTTTATTAGTCAAAAATATGACTTCGGAAATATTGAAGATTCTGCCCCCTTCAATAAATACAGCTTAATACAAAGTCTATTGATTAAAGCAAATACAACAGACATTAAGTCAACAGTTAATATTAACGAAACAACTTTAGGTAGCTCTGCTTTAGTTGAGATAACCAAAGATATGCTAAAGCTCTCCGCAGATGCTAAGACTATTAGTGTTGAGTCTCTGTTAAATATGATGGGGGTTAAAACTAGAGATGCAGAGGGTAATCAAGTCACTAAAGCCGCTGATTTAACTTTAGAGACTTTATCTAACTTAGTGGAAACTCCATCTTCTACGGAATTTAGTGAAATCTACGGTAAGGTACAGCTAGTTACTCAGCAAAGTCAAGGTTTAGAGATACTAGATAAGAAGTTATTAGGTCGTCACCTAAACGTATTATTAACTCCAGAGGAGTTTACTACAGCTATAGGAGAAATTGGTTTAGCTGGTACAGATTTAATAGGTAGAGCTTATAATACTCTAATTCCATTGTTAGATACCTTAGTAATCGAACAGTCCTTTATGTACTCTCAAGTTAGTAAATCTCTTAAAGGGGCATTATCATCTAAAGATGCTTATAAAGATTTAGCAGTATCATTAGGGGTGGAAGTTGAAGGGACAGACCCTAATGTAGCAAAACAAAACAGAATAAAGATTAGAGAGAAGTTCGCAGGAACAATTAGTATATTATCTAACTTCCAACAAATTGTAAGGGATGCTATTAAAGCTAAAGAAGGTGGGTCTATATTAGAAAAATTCCATGAGTATTCTACTTATGGGGAAGATATTAACTCATTAATTAATATACTGACAACGGGTCTAAATGAAGGGGAGTCTAGTCATCAGTCAGAAAAAGATATGCGGGCGGCTATGAGTATCTTTCTCAAAAGCAGTATGGGTCCAGACTTAGATAGAAATAATCAAATAACAACTGTACAGTTAAAACGAATGTTTAATATGCTTCCTAATCAAGAAGTGGATATGTTTAAACATATCCTAGATGTTAGTGAAGCAGTAACTGGTTTTGGAGCACTCTACTATTTAGATAGTTATACTCGAACAGCAGACAATGAGAACTTCTACGAGAAGTTTATCACTAATTCTATTTTTGGGGATCAATCTCAGTACTTTGAAGAGTGGGCTAAAATACATCACGGAACTGAATCTGCTAATGTACAAAATTGGGCTACTCCTGAATATCAACATGTAGTTAAGAATTTTGTTAGTTCGCAAATTATAAATCTGATGCAAAGAGCTCAAGTATCCTTTAGTTTAAGCTCTATAAAAGACGATAACGTTCAACTAGTCGCAAATAGATTAAAAAATATTGTTACTACCTTTGAAGCTAATTTAAAAGCCTCAGATACCTATCAAAATAGACCAATAATCCTAAAACAAGACGACCAAGTTTTATATACCTTAGCCAATTTCGATGATAGTGAGATTAAAGCACTTCTAAATCTAGCCGATGCTAAGAGTATGAACTCTGATCTAGAGGGACTACTAAATATAGAATACTCAAAACATACTCAAGATGATGTAGTTAAACAATTTAGGTATCAATACCAACTATATAAAATATTTGAAGAACTGTCTAAACAGAAAGACTCAAATAAAGACAAACTAACCCGTCAACTAGTATCTTCTATTATGCTTACACAAATGCAGGATAGAGATAAAGACTATGGTATCCTTACCCCCGAAACTATAGAATATCTTAGACTATCTGCTATAGACTTAAGCTTACTAACTAGTGATGATTTGAATAATATAGACCCTAGTGACAAAATGAAGTTAGCTTCTCGCTATGCTTATACCTCTATGTTAAGAGGCTTAAGATCAGGTAAGATAACTGATACTGCTACTGCTTTAGAAGCTAGTCAATTTAAACTGGGTACTATCTTAACTATATTAGATGAGAATAATATCACTGTTGATGACCTATTTCCTAAAAGTGATTCTAATGAGAATAATGTAAAAGGTATAAAAAATCCTGACGATACCAATCTAAAAACTATAAAAAATCAGCTTGAAACATTATTTGAGAATCAACGTAAATATGGTCAACAGTTTATAAAAGAAGGGGAGTCTTTACCTGATGAGGTAAAAGATGCAATAAATAAATCTAAGTTAGCGGGTATTGTTAATAGTCTTGTTAAAACTACTGGGTTAGATGAAACTGCTAGTGCTAAACTGTTAAGTTTTATGGTTGATACTTTTTATGTTAATGAAAAGGGAGACATAGTTGAAAAGCCCCCTGAAGAGAATAAAGGCACTGTTCGTAAGGCTACAGGTTTTCAGTTAATAGCTGAACAAAGTGCTGGTTTAGCTACTATTGAAAAATTAGTACAAGCCTCTCAAAGAGCTTATGAGGCAGGTGATTATACTTTAGCTGAAGCGTTAGACAGTCGTTTAAAAGAATATAACGCATCTATCAGTGCAAACAACAATACTTTTAATAATCCAATAGTCTTAGATGTAAATGACTATAATTTAGATTTAGCTTTAGCCCGTCAAGCAGAAGATAGAGTTCAACAAATGATTAGTGAGACTCAAAATAACTTAGAGACTCATGAAGAGAAAACTAGTAAACGAAGATTAGGAGTTATGCAATCTGCTCCTATAGCGGGTATATTAGCGGGCCCCTTATTATTCGCTTTAGCTTCTTCTGATTTAGAAGTTGATGAAAGAGTTGGGATGTTTGCCTATGATGTACTGCAAGGTGCCGCAGAGTTAAGCACTCGACCTAGTTCAACCTATTCTCAATATGTAGGTACACAGTCCCACGGGGCTTATGGTTTTAGAATGGCTCGAATTAGTCAATCAGTTCAAACTCATGGTTTAGTATATGGGCTAGGTATGGGTCTCTCCACAGAACTACTCTATAAAGGTATTGGAGAAGTCTCTGACCAAATTATAGGGGCTACTTTAGGCAGAAGAGCAGCTATAACACCCAATCTTGGTACGGTAGGTTTTGCCGCAGCCGCAGAAGTTTTAGCCGCTGTACTTAGTCAAGGAGCCACTCGAGCTATCAGCGCCAGAGTAATGAAACGAGCTAAACACGATTATGAAGCTCAACAAAATTACCAAGCTCTTCGACAGCAGTTATCACAACAGCGACTTGATGCTTATAATGCTCAAGGAGATAATACCTTATATGCTGAAGATTCCGAAACAAGCAATACTGAAGTTATAGAAGAACTTGACCACATCGTATTTACAAATATAAGTGAGCATGAGGTAAACAAAATTACAGGATTAGACTTAATTCTAATTAACTCTGATGACCATCAAATGAATATCTTTGAAGATCCTAGCGACCCCTATGTTACCATGACAGCCGATGGTTTAAGAGATGTAGAAGGAGCCTATGATGCTTAGAATACTTTAATTTGCTCTTCAGGAATAAGATTATTTAAAAAGATTTTAAGTAATTTTAACTGAAGTAGTTGTTGTCTAGTTAGACCTTGAGTATGAGAGATATAATTAATTCTATTAGTCAATACAGTTAAATCTTGTAGTTCATAAATATCTAAAAATCCTATGATTAAATCTTTTGTAGTCATGTTATGGCGTTTCCTGGCCAATCTTAACAAATCAGTACGTGCTCTCATTTTTTATGTTCTCCTTAAATTCTTTATTTATGATCATAAAACAAAAAGTTACATCGTGACATTAAATAAAGTTAAATTTGAAGTAACTGAGAATAATGATTTAATTATTACAGGATTTCGATTCTTAGAGGTAGATGGTGATTTATATTTCTTAGACCTCAAAAATAAAGAGGCTATTAATAAAATAAAAACACAATACTTTGATAATAAAATTGAACATTCCCATTTAAGTGATACAGAATTTATTCGATTAACAGAAGATACTATTAATAAATCCTATGCTAAGACCGTTAAGACTCTTTGATACTTGTTTATGTTATTGCCCTGAACCTAATGGTTACTTAATCCAAACATTACAATATACCACTTATTTTGAGGGATTACCTGCTGCTACTGTCACGTCTCTATGTTCAACTTGTAATGACATAATATCAGTATGCACTGGTTCTACTCGACTCTTTATTCAAGGTAAAAATGCTGCTCATGAACTTAGCTATATACCTTGCAATACTCCTATACCTAGTACATTAAGAACATATATAAATTAGATGATTCCGTATAGTCAACATATCTCTGAATATCAATATTCACAACTTGAATTTCCATGGGTTGTTTTATCACAAGCTAGTCATAATTCTCAAATTCTTGAGCGTCGCTTCTCTTTCTTAAAGTTTTATCCTTTCTCCAAACAAGAAATTATAGATCAACCTCTCTATGAATCAGGTCGAAAAATAAGTGATTTCTATTACAAAAATGAACGTCCTATTGATAACATTAACTACTTTTCTCGTTATACCTGGACTCTTGATAATAGTAAAGACGCTCAAGGTGACTATATAGATAAAGAATGGATTTTTAATAAATATAAAGGTTGGGAAAAGACTACATTTAACTATACCCATATTGGTAACTATATTCCTACTAATGTGGGTTATTTAAAGTGGGGATTTTTAGATAACATTGTAATCAATTCCAAAAATAATAGCGTAAATGAAACTGACCCTATAGAACTAAATTTAGAGTTAGATTTCTCGATTAAAACTTCTACTATTACTATCAATCCACATCTTATTTTTAATTCTTCTATAACTAACTTTACTAATAATATGTATAATAGTAACTCCAATAGTGTATATAAAGTAATAAAAACTTTTAAAGGTAGTTTCGTGGAGTATCTAATCCCTATTGGTGATGTATCTTACAGTATAGAGGTAAAGTATTTGGAGCCTCAAGTTAAATGTTATTGGACAAATGAATTAGGAGAAGAGGATTTAGAAATAGCAAAAGGAAAAAGATTCATTCAAAATACACATTTAAAAGTTATTATTCCTAATATTCGTTCAGTGCAACCGACTGTTCAATTTAGTAATTCTAAATTAATGACTTCTACTAGAGAGACTTACAAGTCTCCAGGTTATATCGAAATTTACTTTTACGGATATAAAATTCATAGAACAATCAATCTAGCTAATCCTAAGTTTATTGATACCTTTTATGAATTATATGAACCCGATACAGAAATTAACTTAAGTGACCCTTGGCCTAATTATCCTAAAATTCCCTTAGATCTAAAAAGTTATTTGACCTGAAAAGAGGGCGATCGCCCCCTCCCTTTTTTCTTTATTTCATATCGGTGTAATTCATCTTTCCTTGTGAACCTTTACCGTTGGTAGGTGCATGAGGTTCCATTACTCCTTTCACAATTCCAGAGTCTCCAACATACCCACCTTTCTTCGACCCGCCTTTAGCTCCGCTAGGAGTTCCTGAATAATTCATATATTTTAATTATTTTATACTAGTTACACCTATAGCATAACATTAAAATAACGTCTTTAAATAAATGTTATGTACTCAACTAAATTTTTATCTTTTCTTGGTTATATTCGGATTGAGTCTGGTGTTAATAAGTCATTCTATACTTTTCCTATTCCTATTATTACGGAAGAGCTTAATTCTACTAATACTCCATTTATTTTAGGTTTAGAATGCCCCGACCCTGAACTAACCGAATTTATAGCTGATGAACTTTTAACTATCGCTACTAATCCAGACTCTTATTTTCTGGGAGTTGCTGATATTCAATTAGCCCCGCATATCATATGCCCTTTTTTATATATCAAACTTGAGCATTTATTACTCACCGCCCCTATATATATCTATTCCTCTTTTATACGTAACTTTATTCTAAATTCTAAGTTACTACAGAATAGTACCTTACAGATAGAATTTTATTCTGGTAATATTGAAATACTAACTATTAAACTCCATGAGATTTTTGAACCTAAATCAATTATCGGCGATTATTCTACAAGCTATTCTAAATACCCTTTATATAGCTCTGAAGAGTTGTCAAATTATATCAATGGCGACACTTTTGCTGAAATCTCTTATAGTTTAATGAGTCTTATCTCTGAATCAGAATAGCTTCTACTTTCAGTTTGAGGCTATAAAATCCATAGTTTAACTAATTTGTTTATATATGAGTAGATTAAAAATTGACCCCAGTATTTTTAATATCCCTAAAAATATTGCTGTAACTGGACGCATTAAATCATGGCTAGTTGACCTTCAACAAACTATTAATCAACAAGATGATAATTGGTTTAATACATTTATTAACAGGCAGCTAGGCTACGATATAAACCACCTAAGACGTTTACCGGTATCTTGTACTGTCTACGTTGTGGGAGATAGTATGGATGAGATTGAAAATAGTATTGAGCATTCTTGGTCATATACCTCCCATGCTCTTAGAAACGGGGCAGGAGTTGCTATCCATCTTAGTAACTTAAGACCTAAAAATACTCCTAACGGTAAAGGTTTAGTTAGTAGTGGTCCAGTTAGCTTTGCTCAAATCTACAGTAAACTAAATGAAATTCTGAGAAGGGGCGGGACTTTTAGAAACGGTGCAGTAGTAGTCCACTTAGACTATGATCATCCTGATATTGTAGAGTTTGCTACTGCCCCTAGGGAGTTATTACCTTGGGCTCGTAGAGCTATTAATGTTGATGAAGGTTTCCTAAATCATCCACAATTAGACGTTCTACTTAAATCTGTTGAAACTGGCGACTGCTTCTTAGTTAAAAAACAATACGATAAACACGGAGAACGATTGTATCACAATGTTTGTGTTACCGGAGATACTTGGGTAACTACTGAGGATGGTCCTAAACAAGTTAAAGAGTTGGTAGATAAACCTTTCAAGGTAATATTGAACAATCAATATTATAGTTCTAGTCAAAAAGGTTTTTGGTCTAACGGCATCAAACCAGTCTTCAAATTAACTACTAGTCAAGGATATGAAGTAGAGGCTACTGGAGATCATAAGTTTTTGTCTGTAAATGATAAGTGGATTGAACTTCAACATTTAGTAAAAGGAGATACTTTAAAAGTAAACCAATTAAGAGACATTAACTATGAATGGTCTGGGAATGGAAACTTTGAACAAGGTTGGTTATTAGGCAATCTATTAGGAGATGGTACTTTTGCGACAACAAAAAGTTCTGTACGGGGTATTCTAAGTTATTGGGGAGAAAATAGATTGGCTATGTTAAATCGAGCCTTAGATTTTCTAAATAAAGAGTGTGTCGTTATTACCAAACGAAGAACTTATGCCAGTATAGGCGGAGATAATGCAGAAAAAGAAATAGCAAAGGTTAACTCTAAAGGTCTAGCTATTTTAGCTGAGTCTTTCGGGATTTATCCAGTAGAAAAATCTATAACTAACTTAATAGAATCTGCTAGTAGTGATTTCTGTAAAGGCTTTTTACAAGGTTATTATGATGCTGATGGGACTGTTTCTCACGGTACTAAAAAAGGAAGTGGAAGACAGATTTCTATAACTAGCGTAATATCCTCTAATCTAAAGGCTGTTCAAAGAATCCTTCTTCGTTTTGGTATTCATTCTAAACTGAGATTAGACAAGTATAATGGCTCCAAAAACTTACTACCTGACGGTAAAGGAGGACATAAACTATATAACACTAAAAAAGCGAGCCGTTTAGATATTACCGGTCGTTTAAACATAGAAAGATTTCAAGAGGTGATCGACTTCAGTGAGCCTAGTAAAAAAGAAAAACTGATTAATGTTATTAACTCTTTTAAAGACTGTGCATATACTAAGGCTTTTACTGCTGATGTTAGTTCCGTTGAGTATATAGGTTTAAAAGAAGTCTTTGATTGCACTATTAATGATGCCCATGCCTTTGATGCTAATGGCTTAATTGCTCACAATTGTGTAGAAATTACAATTTCACATCGAAGTACCTGTTTGCTCTCGCACGTAAATTTAGGAGCATTAAAAATAGAAGATATTGTACCTACGTTTATAGATGGGATGAATTGGTTATGTAGAGTCCATGGTTCAACAGGGGTTGATTTAGGGGGTTATTATTTAAGTCCAAAAGAAGATAAACAAGTAGGTCTAGGTGTAATAGGATTAGCTAATCTTCTGGCTATCGAAGGTATTACCTACGATGAATTAGTAAGAGGCATGGAGAGAGTATTAGGAGTGTCTCAATTACAGACATCAGAAAAAGGATATACATTAGCTTGGACTCTATATCGTGCATATCAAGAGTCTGCTAAAGTAGCTAGAATGTACGGGCAAAATAGAGCATTTTGTGTTGCTCCCACAGCTAACTGTAGTTTTAAATATAAAGACAGGGAGTTCTATGTGACGACTCCAGAGATTGCCCCACCGGTGGATATTAGTGTGGAAAGAGATTCACAGACAATGGGAGTCTTAGAAGTAGATTATCATCCAGATTGTGAGATAGCCAGTGAAGTAGGGTGGGATATATATTACCGCCTAAATAAATGTTGGCAGATGTACATGGATTCAACTGGATTAGGACACGCTATCAGTACTAATTGGTGGTCAGATAAAATTCAGATGAATAAAGAATTTGTAACTGATTGGATTAATTCTCCTCTGAAGAGTCTATATTATGCATGGCAAGTAAGCCCTCAAGTACAAGATAAATCTGAGATTTTAACATCGGATAACTTTGAACTTGAACACTCAGAAGAATGCTTGCCTTGTATGATTAAAAAACAAGAGCAAGAGAGTGCTTATAATACTGAGTGTTCTGCTTGTGCTGAATAGTCTCTAGTTATTCTGTTTTTAAGATAAGCCCTCAGTGGCTTATTTTCATTTTAGTCAACTTTATTCAATTATTTTATTATGGTTTTAGACAGTACCTCCATCACTAGCCCCGAAAAACAAGTAGCTTTTTACAATAACTTAAAAAGTCGTAAATTTCCATGGACTCCTATTAAACCTATTGCTAGTGAATATACTAAAGGAGCAGAAGACCTCTTTGGACGTTGTTTATCTCTTAGAGTTCTTGAAATTCCTGTTGGAGAATTTGTTACCGAAGCATCAAAAAAAGAGTTTAATGTTCCTAGTGAGTCGTTAGACTTGTTTTTGAGTAATATTGCCGATGAAGATGTGCATGATAAACAATTAAATTTAGCCGCCGAAGTTTATCCTTTTTGTACCCCTGACCACGAAAAAGAAGCAAAGGAAATCTTACAACAATGGTTAGATTTAGATGACCATCCTCTCTTAAAAGCTATGGTATTAGAACGAAGTATCTTTTTTATTATTCTTCCTATGCTTAGGATGTTTGGAGATACCGCCCTGCGTACTATCAGTCAAGATATATCCCGTAAACTGATTGCGGCTTAGTAAAGTAATTTACTAAAGTAAACTCCTTTAATTGCGAAAACATCTTGTTAGACTTTAAGTAGACATTGTACTAATAATCTTAAAGGTAGAGACAATCCGCAGCCAAGAATAACTATTAAGTAAAACTGCTCTATATACTAGGTAGTTATTAAGGTTCATCGACTATCCTGAAAGGGAGTAGACTCAAGCGAGTCGAAATGGGGAGCATCTTTATTATAAAGATGGTGATATAGTCACAGCATTTACCGAGAGGTAAAGTAGTTCATAAGAGAACAGGTTAAGATTAGCGACCTTAATTGAAGATAACTGGATGAAATTGTACATGTAGCTGCTAATAGTGAGGCTTGTAAAAACCTAAAACTGACTCCTTCTAAAGCATGCCAAAAATTAAGTAGAAGAACCGCTATTTGGTTAACTCAATCTATTAATTTCCCCGCATTTGAAGAAAAAGGTACTCAAGAATTTTGGGTGAATCAATCTACCCAATTGCTTAAAGAAGGTAAAGCTGATGGTCTTAAAAATACTAAAAGAAGTAGAATACCTGCTTTCTTTGAAATAGATACCCGTGCTCAAGCTATCTACGGAAAAATCGAATAAACTTATCAAGTCGGCAATTGCCGACTTTATTTGTTATGTCTAATATTTATACTTATCTTATCCAAGACTGCAATGGATTAATTAAAATAGGACAATCAAAAAATGTCAAGAAACGGATACAACAGCTACAAACTGCTCATGGGAAAAAACTTAAACTATTAGCATACTGTCTAGCAGATAAATACCTAGAAAAACGATTACATCGAATGTTCTTCTTCCACAGAAAACAAGGAGAATGGTTTGATTGTTCGTCAGAGATAAAAACAACTATAATTAATTATATGCGGGAAAGATACCCTACTACAAGCTATGAATAAAGTATGTTGGAAGAGAGAAAAAAACGGAACCTGTGTACCATATATCTTCGAGGAGATTAACGGGCATTTCTGCTGGAGACGATATAATACTTCCTCTATATATGTTCCAGATACTCCTAACTTTTCAAAGGGCTACTTAACTTTCTTAAAAGCAAAAAAACTAGGATTTGAAATTATAGTGAAGTATGAAGATTATTAGCTTTCTTCGGTATTCATTGTCAGATAAGTTAATGCTGTTTTATAAATATCTGCGGATAATTCGCCTGCTATCTCTAATAGACTTATATCTTTTAAACATGATGGTTGTTTATATGCTCTACAATTTATCTCAATAATAGGTATATCTAAAAGTTGAAAAGTCTGTTTTAGTATAAAACAATCAGTATAGTAATCTAGGTTAATAATAATCGCATCATAAAAATCAGGTTTACTAACTAATAAATCAATTAGAGATGTTAAATCATTAGTTTGTACAATTTCTAAATCATCTTTTAACTTTAATAATTCAGCGTTAATGGTATGAACTAAAGGTATTTCAGATTCCTTCTCTTTATATAAAGTTAAGTTCGGCCCCTGTACAACTAAAACTTTTGAATATATCATATTGATCTTTAAGTTATTTAAAATATTCTTTATTATAAATGAACATCAAATCAAAACTCAAATCAACTTTCTATAAAGCATATAAAGAACTCAGTAAAGACTCTCATTATCAAAATACCCCAGATTCAATTAAACGTTCTTTTGCGGCTTGCGTTGCTATTTTTTGTCATGACAATATTGATAATCCCCTCAATCAACGTATGACTTATTTAACTTATCTACTTCAATTCAGTGGAGGTCCGACTATCCGTGAACATTACTGTAATTGGAAAGCTATGTCTTTAGGTGATGGTATTAAAATGAATCAAGACAATATGACTGCTTTTGAAGTTGACCCTAGATTACCTAATGTTGGAACTTGGACTTATTCTCAAGCATATAACTTTTGTTTAAAACATATCTTTGCTCCTATTAGTTTTGAACATTATCAGATTTCCCTCCAGGAGCCTCATTTTGATGACCCTGAAGAAGATTTGGTAGCATTAGACCTAATTAAAAAATCGTCTATAAATTAGGTCATTGCGGGGGCGACGCCCCCGCTGTCTCAATCGAACTTAAATCTAACTAAATCTAAGTTATTATTAGTTTCTATTAACTACTCCTAAGTTAAACTTAGTTTTTATTAGTCCCTGTTAGTTACTATTGGTTTTTATTAGTTTAACTAGAAGTTTAATTTAAAGTCCTAGACTCTCGCCTGCAGAGCAGGGGGTAAAAACATAAAGCCCTCGGGCATTCGCCCGAGGGCTTAGTATTTTTAACTAAATTTAAGTTCTATTTTATTGATTAGAAGTCCTATGGATTTATTCAGGTTTAACTATAAATTAATAAAAACCAATAGAAATTCATAGGACTTAATTTTAAATCCTATGAATTACATGTAACTAAATTTAGTTATTATTTAGTTAAAATTTCCGTCTATATTGTGTCAGGTAATAATGATTCCTTATAATATATGGGGGTCTGGGGGAAATTTAAAACGAAACACATTCTGCCCGATTTTCTAAAAAGTCAGCATACTTCTCCATAACAGGAGAAGAGTATTCCGTCTTGTCTTTGAAAGGAATTAATTCCTTTTTCTTCAGAGCATACTTTTCTTGTCTTACTCTATAACCCTCAATTTTCTCACTTAAGTCCATAGGTAAGATAAATGATTCAGGTAAACATGTTTTTATCCAAATCAATCTAGACCTAATCTTCTGTCTTAAGTATCTAACTCCTTTAATCGCTACTTGATTAGGGTTATATAAATTAGTATAGGATTGGAATAATTCATTTTTAGTATGGTCTGGCATTAAAGGATTTGTTATTAACGCCACTTCAAAGTATTTCTTCGTATAAGTTACCCAGTCTTCCCCTTCAATAAAAGTCTCCATTTTATAGTTACTCACTAAATCTGGATGTGTAAAACATTGTTGGACTTTATCTACATGTTTTAATCTTCTCTGAACGGTACGTACTGATACACCCATACGCTCAGCAATTCTATCTTGACTACCACCAATCTTGGTATATTCGTTAGAATTAAAGTAGAGTAAAACTCTCTGTTTATTGAATACTTTTTTTAAGATTAATGATGGGCTAAGAATATTCATATAAGAAGGTAAGCTTGAGTCACTTACAAACTTGTTCTTATTCTGTTTATTCTTTGATCTTCTCTTAGGTCTTTTATAACTTAAGATCTTTTCTTTACCATCAAATATCTCTTGTACTTCAAAAATAGGAGCTTTTCCTCTACCGTTTTCTTTAGCGGCTTTAACCGCTGCATAGATAGATTGCTCTTGTAATGTAATAGCTTGTCCTAAAGCTATTACTTCCCTCCAATTATTTAACTCCTCCAAATATATATCTAGGGCTACTCCTAAATCAGGAATCACCTCATCCATTATGAAATTAGTGAGTAATTTAACCGCACTAGTATAATGAACACGGAATGTTTTAGGAGCTATCTGATGACACTCTCTTATAAATACTTTATTGTTTAGGTATTTATAAAAAGTAGAACGGGCTATGTTTAAATCTTTCATAGTCGAATATAACTCTACGTCAGCATATCCAGAACCAAGCACGTCTAAATAGCGAAGGTAATAATAAAATCTACCTTCGCTACCCAACGCTTCCATTAATCCTGAATGTATGACTAAAGTCTTTTTTATCGCCATCGACTATTATTTCTTTAAACAGTAATTTTTATATTACCATACATCCATCTTTTATTCAATCCCCCTTTTTCAGTTATATTTATCGAAACTGAAAGACCCCGTCCAGGTAAGCTCAGAGAACTTATGAAAACGAGGTCAGATAACATGATAACAAATTCTATGTCTCTTTTGCAACATTAAAACTTAACCACATCAGAGACATACTTTAAAGAGTAGTCTAATTCTCTATCATCAATCCCTAATTTATAATATTTGAAACCCTCTAATTTTTCTTCCACTTTTGCAGTAAACTCAATCCAATCGCCTTCATTTAACCTCATTTTCTGCAATGTTTTAGTATGCCTTAACCATATCTCATCAACTACTATATTATCAGTAGCTATTTCCGTTACGTGGGCTAATTTAATCCTCCACTCATAGTAATCATATTCTCTATCGCTGTAGGTATTTACTTCTTTAAAGTCTTCTACTTTAGCTTTAAATCTTAGTTTCTGCCCCGATCTTCTTTTTAATTCTAATCTCATAGTTAACTGCTCCTATTAGGTTTTATTTGTTATAAGTATCTTACCATATCACTAACAAAAAACAACTAAAAGTTGAGAATAAAAAAGGAGACGATCGCCTCCTTTTTGTGTTATACTATTAAAGTAAGTGGGCGGGTATCCCACTCACTCAATTGTCCTCTAAAACAATATATTAATTATGACACAGAACGAATTTAATCTCAACCTTGCTCAAACTTTAGTTGAATCTGACGACCAGTTTCCAATTGATTTCGACGATGCTTGGCAATGGGTCGGGTATTCTAGTAAACAAAAAGCATTACAAACATTAAAAAACAACTTTGACAAAGAAGTTGACTTTTTAACCAAAGGGTTGAAAACCTCATCAGGGGGTCGTCCTAGCGAACTAATACTTTTATCGCTAGAATGTTTCAAATCTTTCGCAATGATGGCGGGTACGACTAAGGGTAAAGAAGTAAGGAAGTATTTCTTAGAGTGTGAGAAAGTCGCTAAAGATAAACTAGCTCAAGCAGTTACTAAAGAAGTTGATGCAGTGGAAAAAATCAAACTATTTAACTTTGCGATTGACGAGATATTCTCCAATACTCAAATCGAAGCTCAATTAGTAGCTGCTATTAAGTTAAACTACGCTAAAGAGGAGTTACCTGTTATCGCTCCTTCTCTAGAAAAGCATACTCGTCAATTGTTAATTAATTCCACAGCAAAAGAACCACAGTTAATGACAGTTACTGATATTGGTTTAAAGATGACCCCTCCTAAAAAAGCAACTGAAGTAAATCAACTCCTTATCCAAAAGGGTTATCAGGTTAAAAATACCAACAAAAAAAGTCAAAAAGACTTAACTTATATTCCTACAGATAAGGCTAAAGATCATTGTTCTATTACCTTAGCTACTGGTACTAATAACTCTACTACTTATCAACAACTTAGATGGTATGATTCAATCATTGCATTAATATAGATTGTTAATTTCACTTTTATTAGTTAAAAAAGGAGGCGATCGCCTCCTTTGTTGTTACTATAAAAAATAAAAATTATTATGGACGGCATTAAACACTTTCTCTTATACATGAGTTTATTATTTGGTATGTCAGTTATGGTTTTGATTGTATCCACAGTATTATGGGAGGTTGAAGAAGAATTAAATGAACAAATCAGTTAATCATTTTTTTTGTCTGTAGTTGCGGGGATGTAGACCGTGAATTGATCCTTCAAATTCCTCCTGATGATTGGTATGATGAGAAAAAATCTAGTAACTAATAGTTTATGCAAATAGTATTTAATCCTACTGGGACTGATTTAAAGAATGAACGTCATTCATTTGGGGGGAATAGTACAGGTATTATTAACTTAAATAATGTTAAGTATGATTGGGCAGTGCAGTTATATGAACAGATGCGGGAAAATTTTTGGATTCCTGAGAAGCTAGATGTAACTGGAGATGTTACAGAATATCCTAAATTAACGGCAGAAGAACAAAGAGCTTATGACGGCATATTAGCTTATTTAGTATTCTTAGATTCTGTCCAAGTCCAGAACTTACCTCATTTAAGTATTCCATGTACTGCGCCGGAGATTGCTATATGTTTCTCTGAACAAATAAGTCAAGAAACGATGCATAGTAAGTCATATGCTTACATGATTGAGACTATACTACCTAGAGAGAAAAAAGATTATATATATGACTACTGGAGAGAGGATGAACATCTATTAAAGAGATGTAAAGTAATCGGCGATTATTATCAACAATATATAGATAATCCAAGTAAAGAGAATTATCATATTGCAATGATTGCTGATTATATCCTTGAAGGTCTATATTTCTACTCAGGGTTAAATTAATGGCCCACTAGCATTGTGAAGTGTTAGTCAAAACTTGCCAAATTGTCTGGAACCCCCTAAAGCCTTTATGCCACAGCAAAACTAGAAACAGTAAATGTAATGGAGCGAGAGCAGAAAAAAGTTAAAGGATTAATTGAGAGCCGTAAGGGACTCAATTAGTATAATGGGCGATCAGCAGCGAAGCCTCTTTACTGAGGAACGTTCAACGAACAGAGGGTAAGCATCTTTAGATTGAAGATGATGGTATGTTCTAGCCCTTATTGAAAGATAAGGTATTAGCGTTTTATTCTTCTATAATTTAGCTTCTCGTAGTCTTATGGGTGGTAGTAGTGATATCTTTAAAATGATTAACCGTGACGAATTATCACATGTCAGACTATACCAAAAACTACTACAAGAATTATTGGAACAGGAACCACAATTAGAGTCAACTATTTATAGAATGATGGATGAAGCTGTTAAGGCTGAATCAGAGTGGGTAGAGTATATTATTGGTGAAAATATATTAGGTTTACCTATCTCAGCGTTAAAAGAGTATATTAAGTATTTAGCTAATACTCGTTTAAAAGCTCTAGGACTAAAACCTTTATATGAGAATGCTAGTAATAAATTTAAACATCTAGAGAAAATAGCTGATACAGGTAAAGATGCCCACGTTAAAACTAATTTCTTTGATGGTACTGTTACTAGC